TTATAGCTGCGTCCATATCTTTTTTCATTTGCTTAAAAGCTTTTTCGTGAAAGCCTTTTGCCGATTTTATCCTTGAAACCCAATCAGAAACTAAAGCTTTTCTTCTTTCTGTAGGTTCTGGCTTTTCTTCTTTTTCACTTGCAATGATCATTGTTGTATTTTCGTGCATTACCAGCCTCCAGTTTTGTTGTGCATTCTATCATGCTTTTTTTGTTCTTCTGCTCCCCATTTGACCCAACCCATTGTGCCAACTTCAGGAATCTTTTGTTTGTTATTAACAAATCCACCTGGAGTGCTGGTTCTATCTAATCCCATTCCTATCCAAGCTATTGTATCTACAAAGTCATCATGCCTTGAATTTGGAAACTTCAGCAATTCGTCTACTGCTTTTTGTGTCCAAGGAGATACTTTTGGCAACAAAACTTTTTTCATTGCCATTCTACCTAATATTGACTGCGCCCTTTGCACCTTATTAGCTACTGGCGTAACTTCATCAATTCTGCAATATACTCGTTCTTCAGCCATTCTTTTTCTCAAAAAAGGTTTTATACTCTTACTAATATGCCCCTTTTCTGCCCACCATATAAGGGGTTTATGTTTTTTTATTAGATTAAGCATAGCTGTTACAACCTTATCAGTTGGTTGTTTTTCCCACCACGCATCAATTAAATATATGTCATCATTGCCGTCAACACCAACGACCAGCAAACAAGTCGCATCATTTCTTGACTTATCTATTCCTACTGCATGATCGCTTGCTGCATATATTCTTAAATCTGTCGGCAAGTCTTTTTTATTGTAATAAACTATATTAGTTCTCTCAAACAAATCTCCATCTTCAGGAGTTGGCCTTTGCTGATACAAAGAAGTAAATCCTCTATTGTCTAATCTTCTTTGTGCGTCCATAAATTCCATATCAAATCTTTCAGGCCACAACAATTCGCCATTCTTACGCCCTAATGGACCATCGTCTTCTGCAATAGCTGGCAAGTTTATTATCTTCCATTTTGACGCTTCTTCTTCTGTGTAATGTGGATTAGTTGGATCAGTTAATCTGCCAATCAAATCATCTTCATGCCATCTAGTCTGAACAATTACGATTGAGGCCGATGCTGTCATTAATCGTGTCATTAATACTTGAGTAAACCATGTCCATAATTGTTCACGCAATGTCGGAGAACCAGCTTCTAAACTATCTTTTATAGGATCGTCTAATATAACAAAATCTCCACCTCGACCAGTTATCGATCCACCTCTTCCAACAAATACAGCCATACCACCTGATGACGTTTGTATTCTACTTTTTGACGCACCACCTAATCTTAATCCAAAATTAGGAAATACTGTTTTGTACTGAGCAGAAGTCATAATTGACCTACAATCTGCACCAAAATCTTTTGCAAAATCTTCATTATATGTAGCAAATATAACACTTCTATATGTGTCTTTACCTACAATCCAAGGTATAAATCGCCTTGATATTAACTCTGATTTTCCGTGTCTTGGTGGCATACATACAATTAATCTGGGAATATGGCCTTTTTCTACCTTTTCTAGCACTTTAGCTAACGCTCTATGGTGTTTAGCGTCCTTAAACAAGGATATATCAGTTGAATTAAAGTCTTCTGGATCAGGCATAGTAAATTTTGTAAATTTCAAAAAGTCTGATCTTGATTCAATAGCTATTTTCTGTCTTTTTGCAGCAGAAATCTTTGTTTCTAAATCAGTTAATTGTTTTTTGCTCATGTTGATGCCATTTCCAAAGATGCAGATTTGACACCTGAATTTCTATTAAGCCAACCTTTTCCGAATGTATTAAATGTGTTTAAATTTCTGTAAAAATCTTCTCTTTCTAAGCATAAAGCCTCAATCATGTCGAATTTACCCATGTCATTAACCATAGCAAGTGTCTTTGACCCTATAATGCCGTCTTTTTCTGCTCCTACAACGCCTTGTAAGAATTTAGCTGCCCTACTTACGCCGTGGTTAACACTCATATCAAAGACAACGTAATCAACGCCAGTAGGCAGTTCATTGCATTTAGCTTTTAACCAATAATTTAATTTATAAATCGGAGCAACGTCGTCTACAGACAAATCTTTCATATCTTTTTGAACAACATCTTCAACCATACACCATGTTTCATAGACGTCTTTTGTTACACCAAGGTTAGTTTCTCCTCCTGGATCGTCTGGGTGGTTAACATAACCTCCCTCATGGCCTAAAACTTTATCAAGGCATTCGTTAAAATTACTTTCCATCTTTTTTCCTCCGTTTTCTTACTTCTTCAACATGAAGATGCCAAAAATAGTTACCTATTCTGATAAATTTTCTCGATACTGCTAAATAAAACCAAATCATTTTTTTATCTTTGCTATTGATTTTAGTCCAAAGCTTGCTGCTATACTGGCCAATATTCCGTATTTGATAAAATCAGGTGCAGTATTTAGAAAAGCAAAGCCATCTTTCATAATTGGTTGCAACGGCTTAATGAAAGACGCTCCAATTATTAAAATAAAAAACAGAGTCCACGCCTCGTCTTTCCAGCTTCCGTCCATGTTATCGACTGCTTTTTCTTCCCACGATCCGTCTTGCTCAACACGCTTTACTTGTGCTTGTACTTTTGCGACTTCAAGTTTTTGTTTCATCTTAGACTTTTCTTGCCTACCCTCCAGCCATGTACCAGCTAGACCAGCTACAGCATTTATTATTGGTAACATTTGCACTCCTTTTTCTTAAATCTATTATCTATCCAGCATTTTCCGTAATAAAGAATAAATAACCATATTGTAAAAAGAACGCCCTCGAAGTAAGTAAGTTCGTTCCATGCATCTAAAATTGTGCTGTCCATCAAATAATGCCTTTCTTCTTGGCTATAATAAATAATACGGCTACTGCTCCTGACAATACGGCAGTAATTAATATAGCTAATACAACTTTCAATATTGTATCTTGTATCTTTTGTTTACGTTTAGCTGCTTTTATCCTAGCCTCTTTCCTAGCTTTCCTAGCATCTGCACAATATTGAATGTAATCTGTGTATAAATTAGCTCTGCCATATAACTGCATGAACTCACGAATTTGATCTTTCTTAACTCTGATCTGCTCCAATGCCATAAATTCTTCCAGGTCATTGTCTGTCTTGCCAAGAAAATTAGTCCAAATACTATTCTTTCTTTTGTTTAAATCTTGTTGGAGTTGGTCTTCTGCACCTACGAATTTGGCGATTGCAGAACCTGCTGAACTTATATCACGGCCATTTTCTATTGTTTGTTTAATAATTTGGAAAGCGCTATTTGCGACAACTAGCATTTCAAGCATAGCTTTACCTCAATAACAAACCAGCCATCATTACAATCATGGTAGCCGTTGTACCAAGCATAATCTGCTCTAATCTTCGTAGCCTAGCCAACGTCTCACGCCAGCGTTCAGTACAAACTGCCTCGTGTGTATCTATCTGTGCTTTTACTTCAGATGCTTTGACCATTACCCTACAATCTCCATTATTGTGCAATTTCTGTAGCAAACATAGATATGTAACCACCCTCATGTGCTGTGTATGCAATACCACTTTGACCAGTTGCTATTTTGTGGTAAAGTTTGTAAGTTCGTGAATTAGTTGAGCCTGCATTAACAACACTTTTAGCTGATGTAGCCCCATATACTGCACCAGTTTCAGAGTAATTATAAAGCCAACCATAACGATAAGGGGAATTGTGATTGCCTGCTTCTGTTATAATAGCAGTACTATCTTCATATAACTCCCATACCAAAGTAGAAGTATTCTTAATAGACATACCAGTTGATACTTCTATAAGAATTTTACTATTAGCTTTTTTTGGTGTGATTGAAATTTGGATACTGCCTGCTTGTGCAGAAGTTGTAGCAGAAGTAGTGCTTATGTGAGCTGTTGGAGCTAAAGTAAATAACTGTTTTTGTAATATAGACCCTGCAGGCAAATTTACATGAGAAATAGTAGGCTGACCAGAAAAGTTTAGTTTTGTGAGTGGCATATTATCCTCCTATTTCCATAATGGTTAAAGAGGAAGTGCCTCTTTGGTCAAAACCATTTGCATTGTCATTATTTCTAGAAGTCCTATTTATATATGCAGTACCTGTATCTGCTCTTGCAGAAAATTGAACTTTGTATGTAATTGCAGAAGAAGTTTGAGGGTTATCTAATTTTTCAGCACTAGCCATTGCAAAATTAAAGCTAGATGCATCATTTGAACCAAAACCAAAATGAGCAGTTGACCTATTAAAACTTGCATGACCATCAGGTAAAGAAATTTGAGTAGAATCTCTTACTAATCTTGCATACGCAAAGTTTGTATTACCTGATAAAAAAAGATTTGCCCTTACAAGAAATTTTGATTTGTTTGAAAGAGGAGTTATTGTTAAAGATAAGTCTGTAATATCTTCAAAAGTGATACCAGTTGTACTTTGTGTATCTGTTTTTTCTACAAAGTATACCTTTAACACAGCATCTTTGATATAAGGACTGCCAGTACCACTAGCATCTTGGAGGTTGTCTACTTTAAGAATTGATGTCAATGTTTTATCCTCCTATTTCAGTAATAGTTATTGAAGACATAAGCGTTCCTCCCATTACCCCAGTACCAGTATGTCCATTAAATGTAAATGTACCTGCATGACCACCTGCTCTTACTCTAAAAGTAAGTTCTGAGGTTGTACCTGCTGTCATAAAATAATTAAGTGCAAATTGATTTCTCCAACCTGCTGTAGCATATATATTTGAAACAGCAAGTGCATCTACTGTTGTTCCTACAAATAAAGCCACCATACTATCTCCATTTG